TGACATTGTGTACTGCGCCACTTTTTTAGCGTCCCACGTAGCAATATACACCTCAGTTCCATCTGGCTTTAGATCAAGACCGTATGGTGTAGTATACCCGTCATTGGTTGTGTCGTAGTATTGAAGGCTTCCCATTGTGGAGACATCCCACGCTGTAGAAAGTGTATATTCCCCAATCCTGTCACTCCCATACCCCAACAAATAAACCTTGGTTCCGTCTGACTTAAAGAAAAGACCAGATATGTTTCCGTCAAGAGAGACTAAACTTGGGCCTTCTTGTACAAATGAAGAGGTTGTAATGTCCCAGGCAGTAGAAAGAGCAAACTCTTTAATTCTATCATCGCCTCTACCAGAAATAAACATCCTAGTGCCGTCAGGCTTAAAGTAAATTCCGAGTGGGCTGGTTTCCGATGATCCTGCTAATCCCATATAATAGGATTTACCCCCGTATATCCAAGCAGAAACGTTTGTCTCTAAGTTTACTAGAGCTTCTGCATTTTCCCATTTAGAGTTAGATGGATTATAGACTAATGCTTCACCGCCCGCAGGAGAAGTTATTGCTGTATCTGTAAGCCCAGAAAGACTACTTGTTAGGTTTGCTGGCTTCCACTTATTGTCAGCTGAAAAGTAAAGTAAAGCTTGACCATCAGCGGGAGATGATATCTCTGTATCTAAAAGATCAGAAAGCTCATCGTATGTAGGCGGTGGAGAAGCAGGGGCTTGGTTCTTCCACTTACCGTCAATATATACCAGCGTAGAGTTAGCAGCTACGGAACCTCCAGCCTGCTCCGTGTCAGAAAGATCGAAGATACTGGAATTGGAAATATCTCCAGGCTCTCCCTGTGGCCCCGTGGGGCCTTGCGGCCCAGTAGGTCCCTGCGGTCCAGTGTCTCCTTGGGGGCCCTGTGGCCCTGTGGCACCTGTGTCCCCTGTAGCCCCCGTCTCTCCAGTAATACCCTGAATGCCCTGTGGCCCTTGCTCGCCCTGTGGCCCTTTGGATACGGTAATCTTTATTTTAGTTGCCATATTAAACGGTTACGTCTTCGTTAATCTTAAAGGTTCCAAAGAGCAAAGTCTCAACAGAGAGCTCTTGGGTGTCCACGGGCTTAGATACAGTATCTGTTCTAGTTTGCTGGATGTCGTAAACATAAAGCCCAGCATTTACTACCATCCCAGCAGCTGGAACGCTGAAAGTAACGAGACCGTCTACGGTCGAGGCAATATTTGGAGTGGGGGTTAGAACTACAGTGCTAGAAGTGTCGCTGAGTCTTACCTCCATAAGAAAGCTGTAAACGTCAAAAGGGTTGCCAGTAAGATCAATGGCATTTCCGTTGTCGTCTTTGAGCTCAAGATTCAAAGTAAACGTATCACCCTTCCTGCAAATGATATCAAGTCTTTGAGACCTGTCCAGGTTTATTGTGTTGTCCATCTTTCAAATATTAAGCTGAGGGCTGAGGGGTGTCAGATTTGCGCTGAGAGATAAGTTTACTTTGTTCGTTTGCTTGCTTAGTTACTCTCTCGTCTTTTCTATCTTCCTTCAAGACTTCCAGCTTCTCCTTAAACTCCTTGTCATCCTCTTTGAATCCAAGAGTAGCCTGAGCCTTGATCATCTCGATTTCCTTTCTAAACTCGTGCTTCACGCTTTCAAGCTGGGCCTCTAGCTGGTTCTTGAGCTGCATCTCCTGAGCCTTTAGCTGGGCCTCCATCTGCATCTCCTGCTGTCTGGCCTGAGAAGTAGCCTGAGCCGAAGCCTGCTGAATCTGTGCCTGCTGCTGAGAATTCTGCATGGCGATCTGCTGATTCATAGCGATACGCTTTTTCCTGCGGACAATCAACAGCCTTTCCGCCTGGTTAATGTCTTTGAGCTGTCGGACAGCAATAGCATCTTCGAGGTCGATCTCTTTCTGAGACAAGGCAATCTGGATGTTCTGTTCAAGGTATTGGCGCTCAGCCTCCTCCATCTCCTTGACTACTGTAACACCAAAGTTGTACATAGCGAGATTCCTGAAGGAACTCAATACCTTCATGTTCTCCTGTCCAATAGCGTTCTCATATATCCTATACAAAACAGAATCAGGGTGAATGATCTGAACACACTTAACAATATCTGTACAGACCTTCTTGTACAAAACCATCGAAGAGTTTGTGATATCGTAGATGGCATTGTTAGCGGCTGCCAGAGCTTGCTGCCTGACGCCCACCAGTGCATCAGACTTAGGTGTAGAAGCATCCATCACCTCGTTGATGCCCGTAGCGTCACGGATCATACGCAAGTAGTGGTTGTATAAACCAATAAGCTCATTGATGTTTCGAATGCTGTTGCCGATCTCCCTGATGGGCGGGTTCTGGAACCCACCTTCTGGGTTCTTGCTTCTGTAGTAGAATACACCCGTCTGCTCGTAGATGTCGTGAAGGTCAAGCGGCTGAAGCTCTCCACCCTTTCCAAGCTGAACATTCTCCAGACCCTCGATGTCAATGATGATACCGTCGGGCTTAGCCTTAGCTACCGCCTGCTGGATCTTGAGGTGTGTAAGTTGAAGCTGGTCAGCAAAGCCAATGCAGCTGTCCACCATAGACTTGGGCAACATATCAAGGAGATTTGTTGCGCAAGCGGAGTAAGACATATTAGCCCTTGAGATATCGTGAATATTCTTGGGGATATTTGTCTTCTTCCCATAACTAAACAAGTAGTCAGTACCCAGGATGTAGCACCCACCATAAACGGATGCGGTCTCCATCTTCATCACATCCCTGTTGAATACAGAGTTCTGTGGAGCCTTGTAGTTTTCCCCCTTAGCGTAGAAACCAATATTACCGTACCTGCTTTCTTTGGATTCGTAATATTCGCAATCCACAGAAATAAACTCAAAGTCCAAGACTCCAACCTTGTACTCGTCATACCCGTAATTAGATTGTCGGCTGTTTACGTTGTAATTAGACTGACTCATCTTAGCCTGATCGTACCCGTACTTTTTCTGAGCTGTTTGAGCGATGGCTCTGTACTGCTCTTCCGTGAATTGATCGGAAGCAATACGCTTGAGCTCCCCAATAGTGATGTACTTTACGTGACCAGCATAAACCAAGTCATCAAAGTTTGGGTCTTCTGTATAGCTGTGGATAAAGTTGCAGGGGTCCACGTATTCGGCCTTGATTCCGTGCTCAGGATCATTACTTCTTTTTACGACAGCCATGCCGAGAACTGTGAGGTCATTAACGCATCTTCTCAGCGTGGTGTCGTTAAAGTTATTCCACTCCAGCGTCAGGTTCGTGGCTACCTGTGCAGCGATCTCCGAAGAAGACTTGATGTTATTTCCAATAAAGATTTCTGCTTCTTCTAAAGTTTCTGGGATATCCTCAGACTTCATTCCAACGGCCACCCCAGTTTTTTCCTGGATTTTAGCAAGCTGGTCCTTAGCCTGAATCATCATCTCCATTTTCCTTCTTTCTTTATCCTTTTCGGACGAAGACAAAGGATCAACAGCCTCTAAGTTTGGATACGGGCTGAGAGACAAAATCTTGTTTACTACAATCCTAACGAACTTAGGGAGGATGGGAACTGGAGTAAAGTCCAGGTTGAGCATGCTTCCATCACCGTTATTTGGATCGAGGGAGGTAAGAAGAGACCTATAGATCTTCGTGTCCTGTGTTCCGTTAGCGTACCTCCTATTTCTTTCGAAAATATTCTTTCTGGTCTTATAGGTGGAGCCCTCGTGGTCTATTTTACCCCATTGGTTATAAATAGACTTGGCATACTTCAGACCATAATCTTTCCCTTGCTTCTCCTGTGAGGAGGCTAAAGGATCTGGAAAGCTGGCTGGTTTTTTATTATTGCTGTTCATCTGCACTGAGTGGAGTCATATTAACTCAATGCAAATATAGTAAAACTAAGAGTGCCAGGCTTTTGGCTTGTAAGTCCTAAAAAAAGTCTTATCCTGAAAGTCTGACTTAACCTTTTTCTTTTTTGCTTTTTGTGCTCCAAGCAGAGCCAAACCAGAGCTTATAGTCAAGTCAAACTTAGTTCGCTTATCAATCTTGTAGGCAATCCAATCCTCCAGGGTCCTGTTAAACAACATGTGACCCATCTCGCCAGATTCTGCCCTGACGCCAACATGATCGTGGATGTAAGCCTCAATAGCCTGAGCATGAGATTGAATCACGTCCTGAGAGTTAGACGGGATGCCCTTTGTCCTTACGTTGTTAGATGAATTTGGATTGCGCAAATGTTCTGGCCTGTCCATTAAGTAACCGTCGTAACCCCTTGATTCAAAGTACCTTGCGATCCCGTACTTGTTGTTCTCTATAAGCAGTGGGTACCCGTAGAAAAACGCGCACATCAAAACGTCCTCATAAAAGATGCTAGCGAGGTCAGGACGAGAAGCATACTCTACCACAAACATGTTTGGCGGGACGTCCATGTTGAATTTATTATACATGTGCAGGGCACCCTTCGAGCCCCTCCCATCTACTGTAGCATCAAGATCGTAAGAGTCAACACCTCCCACGCCAATATGCGCGTTAGGAGCTATGCGTTTGCCGCGATCGTCAGCCTTATTATTTCTGAGGTGGTCGGGAGGAAGCCAAGCTACACGGAACCTTCCGTTAGGGTCAGGCGAAAACACCACTTCTTCATCCTTCTCTCTCCAGACAAAATTACCCTGAACTACAGGGTTCGGGTAGAGGTTATCGTTATGCTCTATTTGTTGGTATATCTTGCCGATGTTGAACAGACTCCCCTCGATACTATCCCTGAAGGCTTCATCCTCGGTGAACGGGAACTGCCTGATTATTTCGTTTAACTCAGAGGGATCATCCTTGAACGACTCACGCTCGTTTTTCAAGTACGACTTACTGCCTTGATCTATGACCTCCCCGTCTATACCTATGATATCCCCCCGAAACTTTATGCGTCGCGTCATATTAGGGATGTGGTTCGGAGGGTTGTCTATTACTGCTTTACCATACTTATCAAAGAAACCCTCTAAGGCTTCGTATGCGGGAATGAATATCCTGTAAAGTCCCGACCTGGTTCTACCGTTGTTGTTTCTTTCATTGGGGTCAGAGTCCTCCCAAAGCCCCTTGTATTCCTCCCCCCCTTTGTTCATGGGGTTTACCGTACTTCCCACCAGCGCCTTACCTACGATGCGCTTACCCACGATAAGGCATGTGCGCTCTATGCGCCACGCCTCACGGATGTCGGTAGGCTTCTCCCACTTGCCTGCTTCATCCAGATAGAGCATGTGCAGCTTCTCACCATCGTATGCGTTGTTCGTAGTGTTCTTCCAGTTGATGACGGTGTTGAGAGCATCTCCGCGTTGAGACGTTTTGTTGTTCTTAGTAATCCGCTTAGAAGGCTCTCGGAATGCCAACTCCATGCGCGGGTTCGTGGTACCGTCCTGGATAGGCTTAAAGAAGAAGGGGTAGCCTCTAAAAATAGAGACTACTTTTTTCATGAAGATGTTTTCCTGGGCGTCCTTACCAGTCTTTGACTGAATGCCCAACAGCTTTTCTTTAACTTGGCTAGCTTCGTCAACAAGTACAGCAGAACATATATTGGTGTAACCAGAGCGACGACACTTAGTATAAAGCTGACCGAAACAGCGAGGATCA